AGAGAAGCTTGCTGAGTCAGATGATGACAAAGACGAGAAGCTCGCTGAGTCGGACGACGATAAAGAAGAGAAGATGAAAGAATACAACAAGATGAGTGAGTCAGTAGAGCCCACACTCTTGAGCGAGATCAACGCACTGCGTGAGAGTAACTCAGCTCTCACTGAGCGACTTGAGAAGATCGAGGCTGAGAAGCTCGACATCGAGAAGCGTGAAGCAGTGAGCACATTGCTCCGTGATGGTCGCATCACTCCAGCAGAGGAGAGCGTCGCTGGTAAAGCTTGGGCTATGCGTGAGCTTCAGCCTGAGTTCTGGCAGATGTTCAGCGAGCGTAAAGCAAGCCACGCTGTCCCACTCTCTGAGGTAGGACATGGCGCTAGTGGTCGTGAGATTACACGCAAGAGCCTTGACTCAGAGGTTCGCAAGCTCGCGTCTGAAAAGTCTATCACTTACTCTGAGGCGCTCGGACAGTTCCGAGCTCAGAACCCATCATACTATAACCAAGCATTTGGAGGCTGATCATGGCTAACACAGATAACATGCATTCATTCATCGCGAGCGGGACCATTACAGAGTTCGCTCTTGTCGCTGTTGATGCTGCCGGTAAAGTGGCAGTGGTCGCAGACCCAACAAGTGAGGCGGCTGTCGGTATCGCTCAGCGCGCTGTAGTGGCTGGTGAGGCTGTCGATGTGATCATCGGTGGACTCACTCGCGCTATCGCAGGTGCAGCAATCGCACCGGAGACAACTTCTCTGCTCATGGCTAGCACAGACGGCAAGCTCATCCCATTCGTTAAGGGCTCTGGGAACTTCTCTGTGGCTCGTATCATTCCTAATATCAATCATGCTTCTCCTGCTGATGCCGACCAAGTTAAGGTCGTGTTCACAGGTCCTAGCAACTATAAATCAGCTTAAGGGGTAACTCATGGCTAGCTCATATAGTAATCTACATCCTGTCGATCAGATCCTCACAAGCCTCATCGTCGAGGCTGTGCCTAGTGATGATCAGCTCATCGCTGACAAGGCTATGGAGAACATCACCATCCCTGAGCGCAGTGGTACGCTTCTCCTCGAGGAGACCCGTAACTTCATGGGCGCGGGTGCTGGGCTCGACCTTGAGCGCGCTCCTGGTTCTGCTCGCGCAACCATCGGAGGGTTCGACCGATCAAGTCAAACGTTCAAGGCTAAGATCTACGCGGCGTCTGATAGCATCGCTATGGAAGACATCTTAGACTCTCAGTATCCAGGCAGCGAGGAGCAGCGCATTGCTCGCAAGGTAGCTCGCGTGATGAAGCTCGCTAAAGAGAAGCGCGCGGCTGATATCCTCTTTGACTCAACAGCGTTTGAGACCTCATCCCCTGCGACTAAGTTTGACGCAGCGGGTGGTGAGCCTCTCACGTTCCTTCATGAGCTCAAGGATACAGTCTTTGAGAAGGCACACGGGATCAATCCTGACAGCCTTGTCTTTGGTCGTGACGTGTTCCGCGCTTTAGCTCGCAACCCTGAGATCCGTGGTTACATCGGAACTACAACCAACAATCTCGCATCAGGTAACCGCATCCTCAACGATGAGGCAGTGTTGGCGGTACTCCGTGACATCCTCGGCATCCCCAACATTCTCGTTGGTCAAGCTCGCCGTGACACAGCTGTACCAGGTGCTACATCATCTGAGAGCTATATCTGGGAAGGCGAGACCATCTTCATGGGTATCCTTCGCGGATCTGACGCAATCGTACAGAAGAGCGGTAACGTTAAGGGTATGCCTGTGGCTGCGCTTAACTTCTCATTCGGCTCACCTGTCGCCGGTCAATATGATAGCCTCGACCGCACACGCCGTTACGTGTACGCTGAAGAGGTCCACTCATATCAGGCGATTGATTCCACGCTCGGCCACGTTGTAACCAACTGCCTCGCGTAAAGGTGACCCATGAATCTAGCTCTCGACTTAGCATCCACGGCCTTCTATACCGAGCATCTCTCATTCACTGAAGACGCTGATAAGCAAGCGGTGGAAGACCTCACCCGACAAGCCAAGAGCTTGAGCGGTGATCGTGCTAAATTGTTAAGAGCTAGACGTGATCAGCTTCAGGCTGAGATAAGCGCTGAGCGTTCTTTTGAGCGCGCTCTTGGTGCCTCTCGGCGTGAGCTTATTACACTCGTGCAGATGGCTTCAGCATCTAACGATCCTGAGCTTCTGCTATCACTCGACTCTGCCGAGCTCCTTGACTTCATCCTTAGGGGAGGCATGGGGCTGGCTGTCGATGATTTGGTTCAGAATCAGGGTAAGATCTTGGGGGCCATCGAGAGTGGGCTTCAGGTCATGAACCCTGATCTGAGCTTATCCGCCTTGCCAGAGCTAGAGCGTATACAAGCTCAAGCTGTGGCTCAGGTCTTTGAGGACGTGATTCTACCCGATACCCAAAGCGCAATCAGAGACGCGCTCACATCTCTATCTTTAGATGTGCCTGTGGATATCGTGACCTCTGATCTTGAGGAGCGCTTAAAGCGTTCATCAGGTCGGCAACTGACAGAGGTCAAAACTAGAATCAGTCAATATGGTCGATCAGTCACAGCGGCAGCAGCTGCGGCGGCAGAGCTCGACCACTACTTATATACCGGTCCACTAGATGGAATCACTCGGCCCTTCTGTAAGGCGCTAGTCGATAAGGTGGTGACCGGTGATCAGATATCCAAACTCAGGAATGGGCAAGGCTTATCAGTGCTCACGTCATGCGGTGGTTACAACTGTAGACACTCATGGAGTCCTGTGAGTGAGGGATTCATCCAAGCGGCAAAGCTAGATCAGGCTGACAGCGGCGATATCAAACGAGCTAACAGAGGAGGCAGACGATGAGAAAATCAGTCACAGGGGCAGAGGTCCACTTTGTTTGGCATCCTCGGACACCTCACGCTAATGATGCTCAGGTCACTGTAGGCTTTAGCACCACTTACACATCTGTGTTGGCTCAGATCAGACCTGACGTAAGTGTCAGCGCTGTAGCTGATGATAGGCGTACACTCACACTCACGGCTAGTGTAGACACTCAGCTAGAGCGTGATGAGGTGCGCGCATTCCTACGCACCACTAGAGATACATACTACGCGGTCAAGGTCACCCGCTTAGGTGGCACTACTGCCATACTCGCTGAGCCACTCCCAAGAGAGCTCGACCTAAGCACAGCGGCCACTCTCAACTTCGCCTCTGCTTATGTTGATATCCCACAGGGCAACGCGGTTACAGGGTCATACCCTTACACCATCGATTACACCGACAATCTAGGGAACGCTCAGACAGAGAGCGGTATACTTAAGATCGTCCCTCGACCGTTCAACACCGGCCTAGATCATGATCAGCTTGTTGACAGATTCCCCCAACTCGCTGACATGGTGCCACGTCGTCAGAGCGATCTCACACCACAGATCAGCGCAGCGCTTGAAGAGATCATCTTGAGTGTGCGTGATCATGTGATCGCTGATGGCGCTACAGAGGATGAGGTATTCAACCAGGGGTCATTCGTCAGCGCTCACGCTTACTGCTCAGCCGCTATGGTGTATGAGGCCACTCTACAGCTAGACGTGGCGCAAGCGATGAGAGATCGATGTATTGACCTCCTCAACGTAGCTCTCAGATCAGTCACTCTAGACCTCGATGGTGATGGTGTGATCGATGAGGGAGAGGAGAACTTGAGACGTAGTGGCGGGAGCTCCACTGACTTCCGAGCGTCATGGCGTGGGAGGCACAAGAGCGCCAATGATGCGAGCTTTGTTCCATCCAGAGGAATGAGGCACTGATGGCGGCCAAGGTAAAGTTCAAGCTACCTCGTAGCGTGTGGACAGCTAAGGACTCAGCGCGCTTGGCTAGTGATACTTTGGCATCTATCAAGCTGAGAACAAGCAAAGGCATAGACGCCAACGGTGACGCCTTTGAGGAGTATAGCCAAGAGCCTATCTATATCTCCAAGCGTGGCGCTCGACTCAAGCCCAAGGGGGGCCGAGAGTCTAGGACAGGCAAGAGCGTTTACTATGAGGGTGGATACCAACAATACAAGCATGACTCACGCAGGCGCTCCACGCTCGCCGGCTCTGCTGATGTTGACCTTGTGCTCAGTGGTAACATGATGAACAACCTCGTAGTCAAGAAAGCGACCAAGCGAGGGTTCTCCATTGGCCTCACTAGCAAAGCGGGATACGGCTACTATGTGAATGTAGATCGGGAGTTCCTCGGCTTGTCTGACTCTGACGTAGAGATATTGATCGAGGCTGTGAGCATTGAACTCAGGAAGAAGCTGACATGAGTCAAGGCATCTATAGCGCGCTTACCTACCTTGAGAATCAGCTCATGGAGATCACCCCCAAGCGTGACGTCCATCATGGCTTTGTCGCTCTAGGTCGTGCCGGTGGTATCACTGCACCTCTCACTCAGCGAGCTCACTCCACTAGATACTTCACTCTAGAGATCGATGGGTTTACGGCAGACGATGGAGCAGCTGGTCTAAGTGGTAGGCGTCGAGCTACCATCAATCTCAACGTGAGATATGACACGCCACAGGATCAGCTCTATCTGCAGCGTCTTATCGCGGAGGATGCAGAGAGCCTGCTCGTCAAACTCAAGGGTCCAAACTATGACCTCACAACCACAGGGATCGTCTCTGTAATTCCTGAGACTCCCACTGTCTCACCTATCGATGCTGTTAACGATCAGGGCGGCG